TTAGACGAACTGCATGACGAAGATTAAAGCAGGAAAAGCTGTGTGCCATGTTTGTGGCAAACCAGCAAAACTGTTTTACAAATTATGGTGGTGTGGCGTATCGTCCAACACTGGTGTTTATAATTTAATTGGAGTATGTAATGACAAAAGGGAAAGAGGTCTTAAAGAAAAATAAGGAAGAATGGAAAGAACATAAATGGATTTTTGAAGGCTATCATTACAGTATAATTTACAACAAAGATAGTTTTCATATCATTCATGAATCTAGTGGTAGGCAAATTACAAAGGGAGATTTTAAATGAAATACCAAACCTTAAAAGAACAATCTAATTTACATTGGTATAAATTTAATGATGGGACTAAAATTCAAATAGATAAATTGTCTAAAATGATAGAAAAGTTATTTGATACAGAAAGATTAACCATGTCTGAAGTTGCTGAAAAAATTAATATGAATAAAGATTCTGTTACTCATGTAATAAGAAGGCTTTGTGTTAAATCAATATTAACTAGACAATGTGGTGGCAAAAATAAACAAACAGTTTATTATAAAGAACCTAAATGTTTACTAGCCGAATTATATCATCCAGTATCTTCTTTAAAATTTAAAATATTAAATAAAACTACACGCAAAGTTGAAGACAGTTTAAATGTTAGCCATCCTATTTCTACATCAAATCATAGAAATTCTTTTGTTGTTTATGATTCTGGAAACGAATGAGGATCAGCAGATTAAATGATATTATTCATGACTGGGTTTGTTGGCACAAGGTAGATAATCATAAGCTAGGTTATCCTAGTAAAGTAAGTTATCTATCAACTGGTGGATATTCTGCTAATGTTTTTGATGATATGGTTAATGCAGCAGATACACAAAATGTTAAAACGCTTGATGCAATAATTGATTCTTTGCCTAAAGATCAAAGACAAGCTATTTACGCTAGGTATCTTGGAGAAAAAGAACCTATATTTTTTGAGGTTAAATTTGATTTAGCTATGGAAAATTTGTTGGATATTGCTAGTCGTAGAATTGGTGCTTAATTTTTATTTTTCCATATTAATCGTAGCCAAGTTTTTAACCCCTCAACTCTGTCTTTATTTTTTAATCTGTTTAACCATTCCCTACGCTTTTCTATAGGTTTTTTGGATAAATTTAATGCCTCGCAGTACAGCATATATTCTTTGCTCCAAGTATCTGTTTGAGTGCCGTCTGGAAGTGTCACAGGCTTCATGTTGCGTTCTTTAATTGTTTCTGGTGTGAATAGGTCTTTGCTAGTCATCAAGGTCTTGTACATTCATATACGCACTATCTATTATTAATTCAACGCTGCTACCATCACCTAAATGGATCACCATAGTATCTTCGCCATAGACTACATCAATTGCTTCAATAGTTTTTCCTTCCATAGCTAAAGCAATAAGTTGAATGTCCATTTGCATTTTCCTTATATGGGAGTAGCCGAGTCTGATTTTATTTTTTCTATTGGTTTGTTTAGTTTTGACCACTTTCCGCAGTCTTGGCATTGAACTCTTTGCCACACTTTTGTTAGAGCTAATGATGTTCCCCTTTTCTGTAAATGATTGCCACCACAATTAGGGCAGACTATGCCTTCTGATAATATATTGTGATTAGGATGAATGTTAATCCAACCCTTTAATCTATCATAAACTTCTTCTGTTAATTTTACATCATTAATATTATATCTTTTCATCAGCTTCCATGCTTTAGGATTTTTAGCCATGCACTCAATCCATAATGGCATACCTTGATGAGAGGTTTTTTGCCCTATTCCTAGCGTTTGAGCGATAAAATCTAATTTATTACTAGCAAATTTAAATTTACCTCTAGCAGTATTAATTAAATCAATGTCTTTGTATGGACTAGGTGGTGGCAGTTTGTGAATAAGAAATTCTTTGTTAAGTGTTGGCATATCAAATCGTTTGCCATTATAAGTAATAATTGCATCAGCTTCATTTATTAATTTATGTATTTCTTTAATCATCTTAATTGGAGTTGTTTCATATACACTAGAAAAGTGTACTTTCTTTTCACCTAACCATTTAGCTGCCCAACATAATACAGTAGAACTTTCTATTAATTGACCTATGCTAATGTTTTGCTGAAACAGTCCCCAATGAAATCCTGTATGTGGAGATGTTTCTATATCTAAAATAAGTATCTTCATTAGTAAGTTACCTCTTTAATATTCTAATCAGAGTATAACATTGTGCCTTGTTTATTGATAATTAAAGCCTGTCTGCGAGGTGCTTCTTCATCTTCGCAAAAAGAGATATGCACCCATCTATCAAATTCCAAGATAACTTGGTCATAAGGAATATTGGAATTAATAAGAGCGAATACAATTTCGTTAGGAGTTCCAAACTGACGACAAGTAAAGTCTGCAGCCAATCCTTTAATGTGAGAAGATGTTTTTTTAGAGCCGATAAGTGTATTAAGCTCAACGCACCTAAAGCCGCTAGAACAAAATATAGGCTTATTATTAAGAAGTTCTCTAACATCTTCCATCTCCATTGCTAATTTATAAAGGTTTTCTTTTTCATTGTCATTAGGTGTATTGTCTATACCATGTCTTGCTGCTGTGTCTGAATGAGTTAATTCATCCATGCTAAAATTAGGACTTGCCATTATCATTTATTTAAACCATTTTTCTTTTCGTAGCTTCTTAAACCACCTAAACCTAGCATACCCATTAGCACAGGCAACATAGTTGCTGTATCAGCTTGAGGTATTATTACCCCAAAAGGCGCAGCAAGTGGTGATATAAGGAAGTTTATAGCAAACCCTGCAACACATACCCAACCTACTGCTGGTCTCCATCCTGCCTGAAACCATGCACCTTTAGCATCCTCTTTGTTTACTGCTATTTGTGCTAATGCAATCTCATGTGCTTGTCTTTCTGCAAGTGTAGCTATCTCATGTGCTAGTTTATTTTTAGTATCTGCATCAGGTATAAACTTGTCTAATAGTGCTGCTACTGGTGATATAAGTGCTGCTAACATTAGTTACTCCATCCATAAATTAAAGCTAAAATAACAGGCGTAATAGGTAGTGCTGCTAACACAGCTAGTGTAAATATTACTGGCTTACTAAATAGTTTATCAAAAGATTTTTGTTTGTTGTTCATTATTGCATCCAGTTTCTAATAGCTATAGATATTAAGCCACCTAATACAGAAGCAATTGCCATTCCAGCCCATAGACCTCCCTTGCTCTTGTTTGCTAAAGCCAACATTTCTTTCATGTCTTTTCGGAGTTCGTCCTGACCTTTTTGTAATTGCTCGATCTGCTCTTTCATTTTGCCAAACTCTATAGGGTTAATATCGGTCATTTAAACTTTGCTCCACCACCACGAATAGTAATAGTAGGAATTTCATCATCATCTAATAATGAACCATACATACTAGATGTATAAGGTGATAATAAATCTCTTGTTCTAACTCTGTTTGGTGTAAATCCTTGAATTGCAGAAGGAACATTTAATGGTTCTAAAGCATTTTTTCTTAAAGCAAGATTTCTTGCAGGAGAGCCAACAATTAAATTACCTAATGGCAATCTATTTACCAAAGTAGATTCACCTAATACTTCAGATAAACCTCTTAATGCTGAAGCTGTATTAGATGTATTAACAGCTGCACCTTTTGGTATTACTTGTTCATAACTAGCAACATTACCAATTGATTTTAATTTAGCAATTTCTGCTTTTGTAAATATTAAATTAAGTTTTTTATTGCCTAAATTTCTTAATTCTTTTTGTAGTGTTGACCCACTTAAATTTGCTATTTCGTTTGGTCTACCACCAGATGCTTTTGATTTTAAATATGCAATAACATTTTGTTTTATAGATTCTTTAAAACTAGGGTCTAGTAATTTAAAAGTTTTTGCAAGTTCATCACCTGTGCTTCTTATAATAATTTTTTCAAAAAAGTTATCTTGATTTATTACTGTTCTACTATTATTTAATTGTTTAAGAGCAGGAATACTATCTATTAATTTTTTATACTCGTATGTATATCTTCTTGCTTTTTTTTCAGCTTTTAATGCTTCTTTACCAAGTTTTTGATTAGGTAAAAGATTTGCATTTTCTATTTGCTCTCTAACTATTCTTAATGCTGTTTTAATATTACCATCAGCAGTTGACCTCATAGCTGTTGCAAGTAAAGTTTTTATTTGTGCAGCTTCATTAACATCTAAAACAACTTTACCTGTTTTGATGTCATCAAGAATCCCTTTAAATTCTGTCGGTAAAAATCTTTCATGTCTAGTTAAAGCAACTTTAGTTTTATCTATAAACAATTTAGAATCATATTTAGCAGATAACCCACCATCATCTTTTATTTGTTTATAAAGATTACTTATAATTTCTTTTTGTTTATTATTAAAATCTTCTATTTTTTGAAATAAAATTTTACCAAAAGTTTGAGGTTCTACTGCTTTATCTGCACCTAACCCATCTAAATTTTTAAGTAGTATTTGATTATTTTCATTTTCAATTTGTGCTAGTCTTTGTGCGTTAGGATCATTACTGTTAGCACCTATTTTTGCTGTATTTTTTTCTTTAGTAATTTTAGCAGGGTCTAAAGTTAAAGTTCCTTGTTTTGGAGTAGCACCAACAACTCTATAATCAATTAATCTTCTTAACGCTTCTGATGAAATATTTGGATTTACTTTTAATGCTTCATCTATATCTCTTTTAACTTGTACAATTACATCATCAGACAAATCAGCTAATTTAATATTGTTATTTGTAAGCACATTATCTAATACATTGTTTACAGCTTGACTTTGATTTACAGAGTTTTTTGCTGATGTAAGTTTTTTATACAAACTAGATACAGGTTTTATTATTGCTTTTTCTGCTGCATATGGTGAAAATAATGCTGCTGGTAATGCTGCTGTAATTTGAGCTGCAGTACCTCCACCCATTTCTTCTACACCTTGCATTGCAACACCTGCACTTGTAGCAGCTGTTCCTTGTTTGCCAATGTTTTCAGTTAATAATTTTTTAGTAGCTTGTCCTGTTGTTGAGGTTGGCATTGCATATTTTAAAAGACCTGCTGGTGCTGCCACAGAAGTAAGAAATTTACTCCCCTCTCCCACTACTCTTTCTAATGGTGTTTCTGGATTAGGTAATCCTACTATGTCTGATATTTTTTTACCAATAGAAATTTCAGGTATTTTGTAGTCAGAGCCAACAGCTTCAGAAGCCATATTAATACCACCTCTAATTGGTGTTGCTAGTAAGTCTAATATTGAGCCACCACCCTCTAAAGCATACCTTCCTGTTAAACCTACCTGTCTGCCAAGTTCTTCAGTAATAGACCTTTGTGGTTTTTGTTCAATGACACCATCTGCTTCTTTATACATTTTTGTAAGTCTTTTAGCATCTTCATTTATTATTGCTTTTTCTTCTGTATTACCTGCTGCATCTGCCTTTTTAAGTGCTGCATCTGCCTTTTTAAGAGCTTTCATTATTTTTTCTTTATCTGTCATATTTACCCTATGAATATTTGTCTAACAAATTTTGGTCTTCTTTATTAATCGTTTTTTTATCTGTTTCAACTTTTGTACCAGAACCATATGTATTTTTTAAATTATCAAGATATTCTTTTGAAAATACAGGGTTTTCTGTTCTATAATTTTGTAATTGTTGTCTAAATTTAGCATCTAACATTCCATTTCTTAATACATATTCGTTAGCCATTCTAGAAACATCAATTTGTCTTTGGCTTGTTTTTCTAATTGCATCTATTAAAATTTTTCTTCCCTCTGGTGATTGACCCAAACCAGGCACAGACTCTTTTAAAACTCTAAAATCAGCATCAGTCATAACACCTTCACCTGCTTTTCTTAACGCTTTTGCTAACCTATTAGAAACTGCAATTGATGCTTGTTTGTTTCCAATAAGTTCATCCTCTAAAAATCCTAAATTTTGCAATGCTCCTTGATACTTGGTAAAAGTTTCTTCCCCAAATCCACCATCAGGCACATTAGCTAATAATGCTTCTAGTTGGTTTAAATCTTGTAATCTGTCGTAAGCTACATCTCCATTATCTTGTAAAAATTTATCAAACTCTACCATTGCTTTACCTTGAGCTGCAGCTCCTCCTTCTTGCTTAACTAATTCAATCTTATCATTCTTAACCATTTTAGCTACTTTATCAAACTCTAATTGAGTTAATTCTGTTGGAGCTTTCCCATACAGTTGTTGTGATTTACTAGCAACTAATACTCCATAATTTGCTTTTTCTTTCTTTAGTGTTCCTTTTTTAACCACCACCCGTTCACCATTTACATATTTAACAATATTTTTTGTTGGGTCTTCTTCTTTGTATTCTGGCTTCATAGAATTTTTATATTCTTTTCTTTCTTCCATGAATTCAGAGTTATTAATTATGCCAAGTTTATATCTGTTATACATATCTTGTAATATAGGGTCAGGTGCAACTTCTGTAATACCTGGTATTTGTTTTTTTGAAACTCCAAAATTTAGAGCATCTATAGGGTTTATATTTTCTACTTTAAAATCTGGAGCTACCTCTGTTGGTGCTATTTGACCATTAGGTAACATTTTAGGGTTATACCCAATATTATTCATTAAAGATGAACCTATAGTATCGTCTTGTAAAGATGGTATTCTTCCTGGAGCAAAAGGAACTGTTTGATTAAAATCTACTGCAACCCTATTTCCAGGAGGAGTTAATTCATCTTTATATTTTTGTTGTGCAACTCTAATATTTTTAGTGCGTTGCATTTCTTCTAGCTGTTGATTCATCATTGCGTCTTTACCCATTTGGTCAAAAGGACTTTGAGCTGCTTGTACACCAGCTAGTCCAGCTTTTGCTAAATATGGAAAAATACTTCCATAACCTTGATTTTTAGGTTGTGCTGCATACGCTAATCCTGTGTTTAATAAACCTTGAAATACAGATTGTTTATTAGCTTTTGCTAACATATCTTCATAATTAGCATCTCCTAATAAGCCCATTTCAGCCATTTTTCTCATGTTGGCGTTAGGTGACGCACCAAACATATTTGCATCGTCTGGAACTAAATTTTTTAAAAAGTCTACTGGGTTAAATGCCATGTTTTTTTATCCGTAAAAGTTTGGTCGGTTTAAATATTGTGATCTTAATTTTTCTTCTTCTGTTGGCATCTGTGTGTTTTGTATTTGACTGTTTAAAGGAGGAGCAAATACAGTTTCTTTTCGTTGTGCCATTCCAGGTCTAGGAGCTTCCATTCTTTGTGTTGGTCTATTCAGTAATCCTTGTGCCTGCATCCCTACACCTAACTGGTCAGCAAAAGACATATCACTAAAACCATCTACAACAAAATCTTTACCTTGTGTAAATAAATTTGGTAAACTATATTCTGCTAATTTGTCTAAAGGTTTTAAGTTAGTAGGAACACCTTTTGAATTTGTTAATGAAGATGGATAGCTACCTGTAGCAGCCACAGGAGCTGCATTAGGTAAAACAGTTGGCACAGTTGGACTAAAACCTGTCATACCACCTAATGAGCCAGAAGCATATCCGCCACCAAGATTTGCAGCGGTAGTAGTTCCACCTAATAAACCTGAACCTCCAGCTCCAGCAAATCCTGTCATGGTAGCTCCTGTAGGTCCTAAAGTTCCAGCAGTAGTAGCGGCTGCAGTTCCAGAAGCTAATGCTGGTGCTGCGGGGAGCATTGCTCCACCACCTAAACCAAGTAAAGCTCCTTTAGTACCATCGCCACCCATTTGTTTATCAATAACATAACCACCTGCTGCCATAGCTAAAGGAATCCACCAAGCCATTATTTACCACCTCCACTAGAGGTAGTTGTTGAGTTCATAGGAGTAGGTGCGCCATAAACTGAACCTAGATAATTTTGTAATTTTTGTTGTGGAGCATTTTGTCCATAATCATATCTTTGAATGTCACCCTGTAATTGTTTAAGACTTTGAGCTTCATTAGCTTGACCTACATTCATAAGCTGTTGTATGTCAGAATAATCTTGATTTGCTATGTTTGCAGCATTTCCTATTGCTTGATCTTGCCTAGCTCTTTCACTAGCATAATTTTGATAAGCCAATTCTGAACCTCTTGAAGATAAAGCATTTGCTAGATTTTCTGATGCTTGTGATTCCATTTCTCCCATAGCTCCAGAACCATATCTACCTGCACCTGCTGTTCTTGCACCTATATCTCTAATAGCTGTATTAAATTCTGATACAACTGGTCTAGCTGCACTTCTCATCATGTCTGCAAAATAAGGATTGCCTGCTGATAATCTATCACCTTGTATTGTGCTTAATGCTTGAGTTTGAGCTGCTGGAATTAATGGGCTTCCTGTTCTTGCTCTTGCTTCTGCTAAACCTAATCCTTCTGTTGTTTGTGTTGATTGATCTACATAAGTTTGACCTGGATAATAAGTTGGTCCATCAGCTTTATATAAATCTTGTGCCTCATCTAATCCATAACTAATGTAAGGCTTTAACATAGGGTCAATTTCTTGTTTAGTTTGTTGAGTTTGACCACCGCCACCTTTGTGGAATTGTCTACCCAACTTACCATTGTCAATAGATTGATTTCCGTCTAGTTCTGGAAAATAATCGTGCATCATAATTTTAGCTCCATTAATGTGTACTTCTTTTTATAGTTGTATAGTCTTGACCAAAGTCTTTCTATACTTTCAAATTTAGTAGAGCCTTGAATACAAGTTCCACCATTACTTTTTGCCCAATTTTTAAATTGTTCAAATCCTTTTTTAGTATTTTTACCACCTATATAAGTGATGTAACATACCCTGTCGTTAGGGTACATAATCCATTGCACAGTTAAAGCACAGTAACATTTATCATCTTTCATTAAGAGTAATAATTGTTGTTGCCCTTGTGATACCATTAATTTTAACTGATCTGCTGTAAACTCGACCATTAATTTTAACTGATCTGCTGTAAACTCGTCATTACCTTTATCTAAAGCTAGTTGTAATAATGGTTCAGCTAGATGCCAATACTGTTGTACATGAGTTGTGGGTACTATGTATAGTTTCATAACACAATAATAACACTTAACCTACAATAATATAATCAAAGTTTAAGTCTGTACTTGCAACACTTGTGTGAGTTATAACTACACTCCCTTTTGCTTTAGTAGAAATATAAGGATTCTGTGCTGCTGCATTTGCAGTTAATGGTGATAATAAAATAACACTATCAAAACCTAATCTTTCATCATTTAATGTTGTTGTTGTTGTAGAAGCTGCTAATGTAACTGTGCCTGTATTATTAGTTTTACCATTGACAGCATTATTTACCACTTCAGCTACTTCTCTTGGATTAGAACCCATATAATTTAAGGTTCTATACATTATCTATTGCCTTGTGGTTTAACATCTATATCTACTGCCATAGCAGTTGTCCAGTTACCTGTTGGACTAACTTCTAATCTATGGTATCTTCCAGCACTTCTTAAATCTGCTCTACCTTCTGCTGAAGTAGTAGATGAATCTCCAAATATAACTGCATCATCTAATTCTCTACGACTTGCTATTTTAATTACGACTTGCTATTTTAATTGTAGCTGAACCATTATCAATTTGTGGTCTTGCTAAAGTGACAACAGAATTATATCCAACTTCTACATCAGTAGTAATGAGTTCAGAGTTATAATCTGAACCAGTAAATGTTACAATTTTAGTATCTTCTGCACCAGCAAATAAGAATTTACCACCAACCCATAATCTTGCGTCTAACGAGGCTGGCATAGTATCTATGTCTGTGTACCCTAGAGTACCTAAACCTTCTAAAGTCGTTCCAGCAGTCGCTATATCGCCTACAACAGTTGCTACTGTATCAGCTCTTGACCATCTCTGTAATTGCCAATTGTAAATAAGAATACTTCTGCCACCACTATTATTTGCATAATTCCAAACTACTATTTTTCTTTTAGGGTCAGCAGATGATGACATAGAATCTATACTTTCTAAAAGTACATCATTAAAGAAATACTTATCTATTTTTTCATTTCCAATTCCTGTAACTGATTGACCATCTGTTTGATAAAATCCATCATCAGATAAAAAGAAACTTAATCCACCATATTGTGCTATTGAGCCACCTGCTATACATCCTAATCCTCTTGATATAGTATCAAACTGAAAGAATAAAGGAGAGCCAGTATATGACATTCTAGCTATTGCTTTTTCTAAAAATACAATTCCAAATTCACCGCCAGTAATGCCAGTAATATTTCCACCATCAGGCATAATCTGAAAATCAGATTGTGAGGTTGTTCCAGATACCCAATCGGTGGCATCATTAATATCCGACCATTGAACTTTATTAGCTGTACTTCCTATGTTGGCACATACTACAAAATCTCTTACCACTGTAATAAACTTTGCTCTAGGAGCTGCTGTTGCTAAATCAGCAAATGCTGTAGAAGTACCTATTGTCCATCTTTGTACTTTAGCTGTATAATTTACTGCTAAAACTTCAGCACCAAATAATGCAAAATTCCATGTAGATGTTCCTGTATATCCACCTGCTAATGATTTATCTTCTAATGCTTCTGTAGCTGCGTTAAACTTAAATAACTTACTAGCTCCACCTGCAAAAATAACTACCTCTGAACCAAATTTAGCTGCATATACAGAGTTTAAGTTTTCAGATGCTGCACCACTAAAGTCTACTGCATTTGGAAAAGGCGAATATCCTACTGATACTGGAAATACATTTTTAGCATCAATTAAACTTCCAGCATTAGCTGGTTGGTCTGGTAGCCATTCTGTGAACTGCAATCTTGTTGTTGGCATTAGTTTACCTGACCTCCTGATATTGTTCCTGATGTAACATAAGTAATATAAGAATGTCCATCTATAGCATTACCTGCTGTGCCACCTGGATATACAACTGCTGCACCATTTTGACCTAAATTACCACCAGTTCCACCTATTCTAGTTCCAGTTCCTCTTGTGTCATCAGAGCCAGCACCGCCTAATGTTATTGTTCCATCTGATGCTCTAGGAGAGGTATTTAATCCACCTCTACCACCAGCTCCTATTCCACCATAACCTTCTGCAACAGTTCCAGAAAATCCTTGATTAGATGTTGGTACACCATCACCAGGAAGTCCAGTTTCTGTTTCTGTGGTAAAATGCCAGCCACCTGCACCACCTCCACCACTTCCAGCAGGGTGATAAACTACACGACCACCAGCTCCGCCACCACCACCACCACCACCACCAATAATTCCATTATTAGTTAATGACATTGGAAATCTTGTTTTTAAACCAACACCACCATTTCCTCCAGGTTGCCCAGCCGCTCCCTCACCTTGAGTCCCATATCCACCATTACCACCTCTTCCAGCAATAATTGCATCACTTGGTAATGAAAGTCTTACAGAACTTCCAGAAGGTAATGAGCCAACATCAAATGCAGGAGTAGCTGCTAATGTAGATACAAAATAAGTACCATCTGCTACTGTTACAGAAACAATGGTTGGTGCAGTAATTCCTAAATAAGTAGCTAAATTAAAATCTTTTTGTAGTCCAGATAAGCTAACATAAGTAACACCAAATATTAATTCCCAAGTGCCTGAATTTTTAGCATAAACTTCATTTACTTGTTTCCATACGCCACCATCTTTAACAAGCACTTCTTTAACTTCTTTAAAAGTTCCGCCATCATTAACATTAAGAGATGACATTGTTTAAACCTTATACCAAATATCACCATCAGCACCACCACTAGGACTAGCAGTAGAAATTGTTTTTGTTCCAGTAGCGTTACTTCCTATAGAAGTTACATTTATAGAATTAATAGAGCCTGCGGTTGTCCATGTTCCACCAGTAATATTAACAGCATTAGCATTTTGAGTGGACATTGTGCCTACAGTTCCAACTTTAGTATTAACAAAAGCGGTAGTGGCTAATTGAGTTGTGTTAGTTCCAGCAGAAGCAGTTGGTCCAGTTGGTACACCACCTAATATAGTTGTTCCTGTTACAGATAAATTACCACCAACTACAAAGTTATCTCCATCAGAGCCTACTTGTTGCTCTTTGATCTGACTCATTGCCATTCTAATAGCATTATTCACATTTGCTGGTGGCATACCTTCCGCAATATTAATTCCACCTATGTCTGTATTGTCTGCTGGCGTTGCTGACCATTCACTTATTTTATCTCTACTCATAATTTATACTATCCTATTCCATGTGTTTGAAGTTACAGGTACTACTGTCCAATTGTTACCTTGAATATGTCCATCTGCTATTACTGTTCCTGTTGCTGATATTGCTGCATCACCTGACCAAGTGACTACACTACTTGCAGTTACAGTTGCAGAACCAGTAATGCTTCCCTCTGCTGATACTGTAAATCCACCTATTCCTGCTAAAGTGCCAGTTCCAGATATAGAGCCTGTTCCATAAACAAACTGTCCAGCAGTTAAGGCGACTACTGTGCCTGTTCCTACTATTGCTCCAGTACCTAATACTATTTGACCTGCTGTTATTACAGCTAAAGTAGCTGTTCCATTTATTCCAGCATTTCCCTCTACGATCTGACCAGTAGTTATAACTGATAAAGTAGCTGTGCCATTTACACTTCCAGTTCCATAAACAAATTGTCCTGCTGTCAGTACAGTTACAGTTGCAGTTCCATTAATTGCTGCAATTCCACTAAATGTAGAACTTGCTAACGAGCTGAATGGTACTTCTGAATATGTACTTATACCAAACATTGTTTATCCTTTTGGATTATCTGTTTTTACTTTTGCTATTGCATCTTCCCATGTTGTTGTGCCATCAACTGAATCATGATATTGCATATCTAGTTGGTCTTGCCATGATGGATAAGCTAATTGTCTTGCACCTTTCCATGCGTTAGCTTCTACTTCTGCATGAGCTGCTAATTCTTCTGCTGTCCAATCTACAACTTCTGTAGTTGTTGTTCCATCTGAATGATGGGTTACTATTGTGTTTTTTTCTGCTGCCATTTTGTTTCTCCGTTATTATTTTATTATTATATCTGTTATTTATGTTATCGTTATTTAAGTCCGTAAACTCTAATTGACCCAGCATCAAAAGTAGCTCCGCTTGACCAACCAAAAGAGATTGATGTTACCGATGTTGTAAATGCGTTATTATTACCTAATCCTCCTGACAAAAAAGCTACTGGTTGTGATGGTACAGCCATATCATTAGGAAGAAAAGCAGTATAAGTACCAGTAGCTAGTTCAATGTTTGAAAATGATGTCCACCTAAAAGATGAGGGTATACTATAGTTACCTAACCCATATGCACCTCCAGTATTAGGAGTAAATTGTAATGCTTGACTTGTTCCAGAACTATGGCTTACTTGTTGAGTTGTTATTAATACAAATTTAAATCCAGTTAAA